TTCATTGCGGGCGCGGCCGCTGTTCTGCCTGTAGTTCTACGCTGGCTTAATCCTAAAGATTCAGCTTTCGGGTTACAGGGGAAGTGACTCGAAGACTAATAGCGGGAAGTCTAGCCTTAGTCCTTTCGGCTGGGCTTTCCGCTTGCGGTTATCAGGGTTGGGTTAGATATCCGTGTCAAGAATACAAAAACTGGGAAAAGGCAGAGTGTCAGCCTCCGGAGTGCGAGAGCCTTGGCTTATGCACAAAAGATTTATTTGACGAGGGAGTATTAGATAATGGCAAGGCGTAGATTTACACCGGAGGAGCTACACGCAAGGCTCATAGTAGCTATTGGCATTATCTTAGCTATCGTTTTTGCCCTATCGGTTACGTCTATGCTCTATGCGCTGCTCTTTATTACGCAGCCTATGAAGCAAGCCCCTAACGATGCAGCTTTTATAGATTTAGTCTCAACGCTAACCGTATTTCTTACCGGTACGCTAGCCGGGATCGTAAGCGCCAACGGATTAAAAACTAAACCTAAGGTAGAGCCTACGACTAGCGACACGCCAACAGAGACCATCCTTTGATTTCGGACAAACAGCCCTCATACTGATACTACAAACGCTGAGAGGGCTACTCGGTTAGTAGCTTGATCGGCCTTAACAAAGGGCGAAAAATGAATAGTTTAGATATGTTAATAGGCCTGTTTTTTTGCGGAATAGGTTTTCTCTTTATAGTGGTCGGATACTCGATTGGCTATAAGCAAGGGCACGGCGAGGGTTTTATCCGGGGCCGGGCAATAGCTAAAGCTCTAAGAGAAAAGGATTTAATCTAATGGGATTTCTAGATAATTATGAGGATGTAAACGCTCGAATTAAAAGATTTAGATCCGAATTTCCGACCGGTAGATTAATTGCATATATCGAGGATATTGATATGGTTAAAGGCACCGTGTTAGTTAAAGCCGAGGCCTACCGGGAGTACGAGGATATGGTGCCAAGCGCCGTAGATTACGCTTTCGGTAACGTTGCAAGCCTTACGCAAAATATGAAGCGATGGCTAATTGAGGATACTGTCACGTCCGCTTATGGCCGCTGCATAGGTCTATTAACTCCGAGCTTAGAATATTCATCGAGGCCTACCGCTCAAGATATGCAAAAGGTAGAGACCCTACCGGCTGACTCGGATCCTTGGAGCACAAAAGTAGCTCACGAGGGTATCCCTACAATGGCTACAGCTCTCGGAGAAATACAGCTAAATCTAGGAGGCGAGCAAGTAGCAGAGCCTCCACGCTGTGCTCACGGGACGATGATTTGGGCCGAGGGAACGGCGAAAACTACAGGTAAGCCGTGGGCCGCATATAAATGCACAGAGAAAAACCGGGCTAATCAATGTAACCCGTATTGGCACGTACTCGGATCAGATGGAAAATGGAAACCCCAAGTATGACAATATACGAGGCCATGAAAATACTCATAATGATACAGCTATTTTTAATTACGTTAGCGGTGTATCTATGGGCGAGATAACCTTTATTAAAAACAAAATAGCTACGGTTATACACGATGACGGATCGACAAGCTCTACGCCTGTAGATCGCTGTGATTACTGTGCTCAATGGGTTAGCCAATTAGGCGGATTAACGATACGCGATATCGGACTAGAGGCGGTTACGTGGTTGTGTGCAGAGTGCCGGGCCTAGCTAAAGTCATACTCGATAGGTCTCAAGAGATTATGGCTCATCAAGCCGGCCTAGCGAGAGCTGTTCACTTTAACGCAGACCCTAAAGATGCTAATCAATACGGGCAAAAGTTCGCCAATTATCACGAGTTCATATGGCAAAAGGCCGAGGGAGCCGGAGCTGAGATAGCTGTAGCTGCATATTTTGGCGATTTTGGGTTTAAGCCTAAGATCGAAAACGTGCACGAGGGGGCAGATGTAGGGCAAAACATCGAGGTAAAGTGGACTAAACACGTAAACGGGCACTTAATCCTACAAAGCGCCATGCTTGAGCGGCCTAACGATGTAGCTATATTGGTTACAGGCTTTAGCCCGGTTTACATCCTGCTTGGATGGATGCCCGTGCATATGGCCATGACACCTAGGTATAAGCATCCGCATCAAGATAACTACTGGGTGCCAAGATCTAGCCTATTTGAGATGCAATATCTAAAGAGGTCTAACTATGGCGATGTATGAGTCAAAATGCCGTCTATGTAATAAAGTTACACAGCACCTAGAGCGCATAGTTACCGATAATCTACCGGCATATGTTAAAACGCTCCAATGCGTTAAATGCGGCGTAATGGGCGTTGTATTAATGGAGGATGTAAAAGATGCCGATCTATGAGTATGAGTGCATAAGCTGCAATATTCGCTATGAGCTAACGGAAAAGATGAGCGAGGCGACTATTCCCTATTGTTGTAATCTATTAATGAGGCAGATATATCACGCGCCGGGCCTTAGCTTTAGGGGCAGCGGATGGGGTAAAGATGCTCAATAGTTATACACATAAGTTATACACAGATGTTAATAGGCTGTGCGACACGCTCAAGAGTACGCTCAAGGTTGCATCCTATTTGACTATAAGGCTACGCTCCATGCTCGTGGGCGAGCCGCTGAGGCGGATAGCTCGCAAGCGATGCTTGGTGCTATTGGCCGGGCTATTGCTATTTACCAATATGCCTAATGCTACGGCGATAAACACTACAAGAGATAAAAACAATTATAAGATCTATGCTCATATGAAGCTACATAGTGCTAAGCAATATAGATGCTTGGAGACTTTATGGGATCAAGAGAGTAAATGGGATCCAAGAGCTGATAACCCTAAGAGCACGGCTTACGGAATACCTCAGCTGTTAAAGCTAAAGGTTAAGGATCCATATAAACAAATAGACCTAGGATTAAAGTACATAATTCATAGGCACTCTAATCCTTGCAAGGCTCTTGCATTTCATAAAATCAAGGGACACTACTAGATGGTTAGAGGTAGGCAAGATCCAAGGGTAAGTCGGGATTGGAAACGCGTACGTTTAGCTGTGTTAGCAAGAGATGGATACACCTGTGCCTATTGTGGACAAGATGCCAACACCGTCGATCACGTGGTAAGTATTAAAGCCGGAGGCGATCCACTTAGTTTAGAAAATTGTGTTAGTGCGTGTCGTAGATGCAATAGCGTAAAAGGTTCACGCTCACACCTGACATATATAAAGCTGCAACGGCTGCAATACTTGCACGTGCGTAAGATTTAGCAGCTGCCTCTAGTTGTTTTCTATTCATTGTCTAGTCCTAACTTAGTTATTAGTGCTTTTGCTTTAGCCGGTTTAACCTCTACCTCGAAATGCATATCATCGGGCCGGCTCTTAAAGTCTCCGCCCCATTTGAGGCCGTATTTCTTAGCTAGGGCCCGGATCATAGGTATTTTTTCCGCCGGGAAAGTGTCGTATTTTCCGAGAGGATGTTTTGTAGCGTTAAGATCTATAGCTGTACCGGATGAGTGGCAAGAAAGGCGATCAGTACTACCGCGCACCATACGGAAAGCGTAGCCCCAATCGTCTAAGGTGCCTTTGTCTATTGGCTCGATTAGCTCGTGAAACTCAGCGGCAAACCCTGCTAGTAATGGCCCCACACTTGCAGCGCACCGTAACTTAAGGTCTGTGCCGGCTACGGGGTAAGACTTAACTTTTATCTCGGCCGGATCTTTAGAGGCCGGATAACCGTTATAGCTTGTAAGGCTCATCCTAATAGTAAGGCCGCTTCATCGGCTGTGAGGCCAAGGCGATCTAATACCGCTTGGCGAGCTGTTGAATTATCGGGACTAATAATTGTGCCATTATGATTATTTAAGATTTCTTGAGTTTTAGCCTCATCTGTAACATTGAGCCATAAAACTCCATCTCCATCAATTTCGGGCCTACCGCTAATTTTTACGTTAGCAGCTTTTAATTCTAAAATAAATTCAGCACCATTAAAAAATTTTGGACGTGTAAATGATTTCATTATTATGCTCCTAAGAAAGTAATCATTAATGTTGTAAATGTTTGGCCACTAATTGTATTAAGATTGCCGCCTGAGTCTTGATACATGCCTATTTCAAAATAATCACCAGGAACGCAAGCCGAAATAATAGTAACCTGTGGACTTGCATAAAAAGTTGCAGTATTCTTGTAAGTATTGCCTGAAATTGCACCACCGTTTTTCATTATGAAAGCCTCACTAGCCCCTGTTGCATTGGCGGTCATATTAACTTTTCCATAAACTAAAACATAGCCAGTTTTTCCGGATGGAATTGTTAAACGTGAATTGTTTGTAGAGTTGTCGTGATAACCGCCAACGTCTAAAATTTCATTGTTAAAATTTATGGTAGTGGATGTTCCGTTTGCTATGGTTTGAGCCGATGTTTGCGTAACTACGGCTCCAGAAAAAGTTGCACCGCTAGCAACTGTTGCCCATTTCATACCCGTAGCTGCCGCTGAGTCAGCTGTAAGTACTGTGTCATTAGCTCCTACAGCAAGGCGGGCAAAAGTATCGGCACCTGTTCCCGGTACGAGATCTCCCTTAGCATCAATAGCTGTAGCCATTGAGTTAGTAACCGTTACCGTGCCGGATGTACCGCCGCCGCTAATACCTATGCCGGCTGTTACTCCCTCAATATCACCGGTAGCACCGGAGGCTACCCAAGCTGCACCGTCGTAATACCACAGCGAGTTAGTATCTTTTGTAAAAGCAAATTGTCCCTCAGCCGGTACCGTAATAGCGGCATCTCGCGCCGCTGTTGATGCAAATACGTTAATACCCTGCATGAGATAGCCGTTTACATCACCGGCCGTTAATACCTCACCTGTTACAAAGGTCTTAAAACCTTGTCCAGCTGCCATAGTCTTACTCCCTAGTACGATAACACGGAGGTATCGAGCACTCCGTATAGTGATGAGGATAGTATAAAGCCGTCGATAATAGGCTCTAGTGTTGTAAATGTCGTTTTCCAAGAATTAGGCGTAACTTGATGCTGTACGCCAAAAACTTGTAAAGTCTGCTCGAGTGTCGAGTTACCGGGTTGATTAGTCGTAATCGTTACCGGGTCAAAAAAATCTAGCTCTAGGGCCGCTAATATGCCATCGTTATAATCCACGCTGTAAAGGTTAAGCTCTAAGAAATCGCACCGGGTCTGAGTGTCTTTTCGGCTAGCAACATAGGCCCGGGCATAATCGAGGGCAGCTTGATTAGTGTCCATAACTAGATCCTGTTGATTATAAGAGTGTACGAAATACTCCTCGATAGAGTCATCATCTTGATCTACTTGAGCCGTGCCACCTATTTTTGTAATGCTTGCTTGGTTATATACCTGAGTATCATCAAGGCGCCATATGGCATTGTTATAGTTGATATCGCTGCCGTTATCGTTAAATACGCGAGGCGCTATAGCTTGAGAGGCCACGCTAAAATTACGATCTTTGAGTGTTATTGATCCACGAGTATCTATGTATAAAGCTCCATACTCGGAGATAGTGGCGGTCTGCATAGCTGCTAGCGCCGTCCGAGGATTACCCGGATCTGCCTGAAATATCGTATCTCCATACTGTATTTCTCGCATAGAGGGAGGCCATAAGATCTCATCCAAAATAGCGTTTATACGCTCGCCGGGTAAGTCACCGGGCTCAGCTAAAGTTACCGTAGAAATCTGACTATTTTGGAAAAGCCTAAAAGCATCGACAGCTGTAATAGTTGTATAAACTACATCGGTAGCCATAAGAGGCGTAGTCGTTGTATAGCTTGTAATAAAACCGCTAAACATAGGATACTCAGTACCGGCATAAGTGGCGCTAATCTGCACTTTACGTAAAGGCGTTAGTAATCCAAAATAGGGTCCGGCGGCATTTTGCGGATTAAAGTCACCGTTTTGGTCTACGATCCTAAGAGTAAGAGTCCCGGTCTGAAAAATATCGGCTTGAGCGTTACGGCCTCGGGTAGTAGTAATACCGTCTACTATGTTAGATACGTCTACGATAAGAGTTTCACTATCGGCTAATACGTTAGTGCCTAATATGCCCGATCCTAATACCATCGCCGGGCCAAAAGATGGTCCGGTAGAAAAGTTAATTACCGCGTTAATTGTAGGGACGGTCACGGCAAGGCCCCAGCTGTTACGAGTGGATCACCGGCACGGTTTAGATCTTGGATGCTCTTTTGTACGAGTTGCGCTAGCTCATCCTCACGAGCTATAACCCCTGCGTTAATATTTATGTTATAGCTATTTTGGTTACTTATCTTATTTTGGATGCGCTCGGTTAATCGCTCGATCTCCTCGATCCGACTAGGCAAGGTAGCCGGTCCCCCGATCTTATTTTGTATACGGTCTGTTAGCCGTTGGATCTCGGTAATTCTTTCCTCGACAGTAGGCGGCGCTAATTGAGGGCCACCGGCGCTAGCTAATAATCTTATGTACTCTTGTAAAGCTTTATAGCGAGCTTCATCGGATTTTTTCTGAGCCTCGGCTATTGTCAATATAACGTTGAGCTCTACTGACTCACGCAAAAGAGCTAGGGTATTAGCGGCCGAGCTAGTTTTACTAAGAGAGGCTAGCTTGGCGATTTCTACAAGCTGTATATTTGTTCGCTCGCTATAGCTCTCTGAGGCCGCTAGCTCACCGGCTGCAACGATAGCAGCGTTATATTTCTTAAAGGCCTCCTCACGCCGTAGCTCTTTATCGTTTTCGGCTAGCTTGGTTTTATTAATAGCTTGTAGCTCTGTAAGTAGCTGTGTATTTAAGCTACTGAGATAGGCCTCGCTTACGGTAGTAATACCGGCTAGCTTGGCAAGGTCGGCGTTTTTCTGTAGAGCTGCTAGCTCGGCAATTTTCTTAAGAGCTAGAGCGCCGTTATCCTCCTCGATAGCTGTAAGAGCCTCAAGGCGTAACCGTGTCTCTTTGTCATACGTAGCCTGTAATGCGGCAGCTAGGGTAATCCGGGTAGAGTCAAAAACGGCGGCAGCTTTAGATAATGAAAGCTTATTCTTTTCTGCTATTGCCGCTTTTTTCTGTAGCGCGATTAATTCTTTTTGGCGCTTTAAGGCTTCGGCCTCAGCTCTAGCCGCAGCTTTATCATCTGCCGTAGGCCCGGTGCTACCTCCCATAAAAAACCTACCGGCACTAGCTCTAGGCTTTTTCATAAACCCGGACGGATCACCCTCGACTATAAGATCTACTAAAGGCTGTGTTTTCTTTACAAATTCAGTTAAAAAATTGGCCGGGGTATCAAGAGATAATTTTAATTTATCTCCTAACTTGCCCATTAAAACAATTAACTTAGCGGTGTTTATTGAGGCTCTTTCGATATCATCGTTTAGACCGTCTACATCTTTATTACCGCCCAAAATAACTAGAGCATCAACTAGACCCTTACCGATAATCTCGCTAGCCTCCTCGGCTTTAATGCCGAGCTTGGCTATTTGACTTGTATAACTCTGAGCCTCTAGAGCAGCTTGGCCTCTAAAACGAGCTTGTAAAATTTCCATAACTTTTTCAAAGCTAACTGTCTGTAGCTCTGTTTTACTAAGGCCTAGGTTAAGAGTACGTAGCCCCCGGGTATTGCCTAGATAGGCTTGAGTTAATTTTTCTGATACTGAGGATACGCTTTCGCCTAGCCCGGCAGCGGCGTTAAGGCTTACGTTTAGGATCTCCTGAGATTTGTTTACTGATCCGGTAGCTTGTAAAAGAGCTATAAAAGACGGCTGCAAAAGGTCACGGTTTACACCGGTAGCAGCTTCTACGCTATCTATGTATTTACTTATATCATCGCTAGCAAAAGCTAGTCCTAGGTTACTTACAGCTGCATTGAGGCGCTTGACCTCTTGGATCTGCTCACCATAGGCAAGGATCGATTTCTTAGAATATGCAACGAGAGCAGCTCCACCAAAAGCAATACCAAAAGTAGCGGCTAAAGATTTTACCTGCCGCTGAAATTTAGCTATCTGTGTTTGGCCTTTACTTAAAGCCTTGCCGTCAAAGGTAGTTACGGCATTAATTAATAAACTTGGTAGATTGGCCATTACGCACCTAGCCCGTAGCGGCCTTGGTTAAAGGCGTTAATAGTGTTTGTAATAGCTGTTACTACAGCCATTTCGGCTTTATTCTCGTCCTCTTTCCAAGCTCTAAAAATCATGCGGCCACGCTCAGATTGTTTATCGCCGTAAAGTGCTCCCATCCGGCTAACAAAAAACTCACCGGCATCCGGGTTATTAGATCTGTAGCCTTTATTAGAGGGCTCGCTAGCTCGTCCGGCTGTCTCATAGATAGAGCCGGCAGCTGATCTATTGCCTACAAAATAAAGAGCTCTCCACCCGTTTTTGTTACGCTTGCTTGGAGCTTGAGAGTAATAGATACCCTTTACTACCGTAGCGTGGTCGTATAGCGGAAAGAGGCGTAAACGGCCCTCGGTGTTAAAGGTTCTAAAAGCTGAGTTACGAGCTGTGATTTTTCTACCTACGGTGTTCTCGTTCCATCCGTAGAGATTACCCGGGACCGGAGACGGCGCATAGCCTCGAGCTTTATCTCGCAGCGGCACCATCACGGCCCGGATCTCTTTATTCATTTCTTTAAGTAGCTCGGGATCGACTTTACGTAATGAGCGGATAGTCTCTTTAACGCCGTCTAGACTTATTGGCATTTTCCGCCTCCTTAGCTTCATCGTTGAGCACTTTAATTAACATCCTAAACATTTCTGTATCAAGATCGAGTATCGCTTGAGGCGAGACCCCTAACCGTATCGATAGCTGTGCCGTCAAATATGTTAGTGAGTCTCGCCCTAGCTTAAAGGTTCATCGTCTAAGACCTCGACCTTAGATAATGTATCTAGAAAATCGGCTCCGAAAGGTTTAACACTTTCGCCGCTAGTGCGTAAACACTCCCAGCTAAGGTAAAACAGGTCGGTCTGTTTTTCATCGTCCCTAAAGGCTTTATGAAAACCTTTTTTTGCGTAAAGCTCAAAGGCGTACTCGATCCGTGGTGTTATCTGATGCTCAGTAACCTCACCGGTAGCCCTTGTTATTTTGAGTCTTGCCATTTGATTGCCCCTTTTCTATTTTGTTATACGGTTGTATCTACTACGATAGCTGAGTTACAGGTAAACGTAATTGATTGAGTCGAGATATCTCCGACAGCGCCGTTAATATCTGTGGTGTTATTTACTAAGATAGTGGTCTGATATTCCGGGTTAGTAGCTGAGATAACCGCGCTTGTCTGCTTGAGTGTAATAGGTACTGTTGTACCCCACGCAGCTTGTAGAGTCTGTAGGACCTCGCTAGTAGCTGTGTCATTAAGAAAATCAAGCGTAATAGTTGAGGTCTCGAGGCCCTTGGTATAACGTCGAGCTGTGTCGCCCATCGCAGAAATTTCCAATTCTTCAAAGACCCTATTAATCGTGGCGCTCGTTACGTGATCTGAGAGATCGACCGAGTTAAGGGTTACGACCACTCCATTACTTAAGAATATGGCCATGGCCTATTCCTCGCTTTCGGTTGTTGTTGTTGTTGGTGTTGGTTTTTCTTTTGCTACTTTAACCGGTGCAGGTTCGTCTATGATCTGCCCGATCTTTCGCAAAAACTTTAGATCGTCCTCTGTATATCCCATTAGTTACTCCCAGCTCGTTAGTATTGATATATCGATAGATGCCGTTAATAAATCGCCGCTTTGTACACTTAATACCGACGGCGCACTAACGCTGCCGATATTCATCACAATAGTAGAGGCTGCTAGCTTCTTAAACACGGCACAAATAAAACTTTCGATCCCTTGTAAATTACCTTGGTTATCGTACATAGGCACGTTGCATATGATCCGGAGATTAGCCATAGGTGAAATAGCTATGTAATCGTTATTACTTGGCGTAAGATATGGATCCCCCGGGATTACGATGCAGCTGTTAGCCGTGATAGTTGGCGGTGGAAAACTATATGTATTGTAATCATTGGGACTAGCTATAGCCGCAGCTACGCTAGCTCTAAGAGTTGTAATCGGCGTAGTCATTATTACCCGATCATGCTTAAAGGATTTTGATATCCGGCTAAGAGGCCTCGAATTTTCCCGATCATGCTATTACCCATCCGATAAGGGCTTGGGCTAAATCCGTCAATAGATACGCCCCCGGTTTGGCTGACCTGCCTCGCCTGCCATATATCAACGGCCAAGATCATCGCAGCTTGGCGAACAGCCGGGGTAGATGCGTAAGCTGTAGTTTTTGTATCCGGGCCTATAGCTTGGCCATAAGGTAAGACACGTCTAAAATTCTCGTTAGCTGCCGTCTTGGCATATTGCACAAAGCTAAAGCCGGCAGGGTATGTAGCTGTAAAGGTATTAAAATTTATAAATGGAATAATGCTTGCGCTCCCGGCGCTAAAAGGGATCGTTCCCGTAATTGTGTACGTACCGTTAAAAGTTGAGCCGCATCCACTCAAGGTTATGCTCTGCCCGGTCGTAAAGATAAACGGGTTAGCAACCATTACCGTAGCTATATTATTTTGCAAGGTAGTGCCTACGACGGGTGCAGAGTCAAACCATAAAAATTGATTAAGTAAATCTTGAGCGGTTTGACAGCACTCCTCGACCACGCTATCCGGATATAAATCTTGGATACCTAGGTTATCGCGTAACTCTTGCTCGGTTACGTATGATGCCGGCACTTTTAACTCCTCACTTAAAAAGGCCGGTAGGGCTCAAAAGGGCTAAGAGCCCTACCGACTATTAGGTTTTTTCTTACGCGATATTTAGGCGACAGATACCGTTAGGGATTTTTGCAATAGTTGCCATAAATCCATAAATAGCTATCTGAACCTGTAAATTACTTACAACGTTTACGCTCATATAAGCCTGAGGGCTTTCATAAACTGTAAACGCTTCCGGAGCTAGAATAAATGCTGAGTTATCGTTTACTCCGGCTGTCATAAAACGATCAACGTATAAATCAAGGCCTAGCATATTTCCGCGTACGGAATTATTACTGACCATACCGGCAGCGTTAGCTAGTGATGATGGATTTGGCTGATAAGCGTTGAAAATTGGACGGCCTGTTGTATCTACAGCACCGAGTAGTAGGTTATAAATACCTGTGCTACCTACAAAGTTTTGTGCAAAGTATCCGCTGTTTTTGTAGACGTTAGCTGTGCTCTCAGCTGTGTAAGAGATCAAGCCTGCCGCTGTTGCAGCTACGCCGGTGCTAGTAAAGCCTGTAGCGTTGATTGCACTAATAACCGCTGAGTCTGTTGCGTTCATATAAGCGATCTGTAATTGATTAGTTAATTCCGCAAAGAAATTAGGATTATCTGTGCGCTCTAACAATTCAACGGAAAGCGTGTTCATACCTGCGTATTTGTTTACTGTACCTGTTAGGTATTCTGTAACCATACCTGTATTAGATACGGCTCCAGCTTCGGCCTCAACAGTTACGGTAGGTGCGACACCTGATAAACCACCGTTACTATCAACGAGTGCAGGTACGTTTATAGTATTGCCTCGTGGTGGCAAAATTCCACGGCTACAGGCATCGATGGCGCTTCTTGGAAAGCGTGTATTAGAAATAAACTCGCTTAGGTATTGTGTTGGATTAAATGCAGGGTTTGTAGCAAAACTATCGTCTGCCGCTGTTACATAGAGCTTAGACTCATCATTACCTAGAGCAGCTTTAATCTTATGCTCTGTGTATGCGCCCATAGATGTAATCGGTGTGCGTAGTTGCTGAGAGTCTAAAACGGATGGACGGATAATCTTACGAGCGGCTTCGACTTTTTCAGCCTCGACCGGTGTATCTACCGGGGTTTCCTCCGGTGTATTTGTTGGGGCTGTAGTCACAGCTTCCTCGCTTTCGGTTTCTGTTTCGGTTTCGATTTCTACCATTGTTGTAGAGATCGTTGTAGTTTTTTCTTTTGTGCTTGTCGCAGCGATGAGCTCAGCTCGAGCCGCTGCAATATCAGTAACTCCGGCATTTTGGAAAGCCGCGCTTTCGACGAGGCTAACCTCTTTGAGGACAGCCGCCGTTACTAACAGGTAATCCCCCATAGGCTTAGAGGCCGTTACATCGACCCCTACGGATAAGCCGGAAACGAGGTTTTCCTGAGCCAATACGAGCGCATCTTGTCCTCGAGTGCTACTCGAAAGCTTAAAGGATCCGTAAATACCCTCCGGAGATGTTCCCTCACTAAATGAAATGGCGCGACCTACCGGTTTATCCTGTTGATGCTGCATAAGTAATTTAATGCTAGATGCCTCAGCATAAGTAATAGATCCGCGTTCAAACATAACAGGCCCGGCGCTTGTATTGCCGATCTCGTTATATGGTGCAACGAGTCCGGAAATAATGCGGCGCTCTGTGTCTGCCGCTTGGATTTCTTGATTAAATGTTAGTAGCACTTGCATCTCCTAGGGGTGTTAGTTGCTCCATTTGTCGAGCTTGATCTACGTCAATTAAATTAAGAGTAAGCATCTTTTCGATTATTTCTAACCGCTCTTTAGCATCCACTCTTAAAAATGAGTCATCAATAGCAAAACGTACTTGATTAGATGAGTTAGTTATATCGTTCATCGATAGACGATCCTCAATAGCTGAGATATAAGGCTGTAGAGAATAAGCTACAAATTCTTTACGACCGTCTAATATGTTTTGATAGGTCATGCTGTTATTCATGTCCGCACTAATATAATAAGCCGGTACGTTCATAGCTCGAGCGATCTCTGTAGCTAAATACTGTGATGCCTCGTTATACATCATATCTTTAGGGCTAAAGCCAATATTCTCTACGCTGAGGCTGCTCGTTAAATATGCGGTGCTGCGATTTTGTCTAGCAGCTTTCCATCCGGCTAAAATTCCCTGTATCTGAGTCTCCGGTAGATCGGCACCGTTATTTTTTAATACTGTAGTGGCCATAGGTGTAGCTGCACTTACCGCGGCTGCCTTTTGTATATCAAAAGCTGCACGGATAGTAGTGCTTGCCGTTTGTAATACTCCAGGAATAAGTGATTGAAATGTAACGAGTGCGCCTATACCGCTCATAGGTACTTTGTTACCGTCTACAAAATAATCTTGGATCTCTGTGCCATATTGATTAGTAGTAAATGTAACTCTATTATTAGCTACCCACTCAAAGCCGGATGGTCGTCCATCATCAGCATATAAAGATGTCGTCCTCCAATATGCAACCGAATAAAATATGAGCGAGTCCACCGTGGCCGAGATCGTAACGCTTCGAGGTTGCCGGATATCCGGTTGCTCTAACCATACGGGCGATCCTAATTTTTCACCGGTAGATTTTTTATATAAACCTAAATCGATAGATGAGATAACTCCGGCGATTAAATTACGACAGCGGCTAACGCTTGCAACCTGTAAAGCAAAATTACGATCAATACCTACACCGTTATATCCGTAAGTGCTATTAGTATTATAAGATCCATAGCCGTAGGTAGTATCCATTACGGCAGGTGCGTACTGTGCCTCGACCTTAGAGGCGGATTTTAAGCCTAGAGTTTGTAGTAATCCCATGGGAGCGATTTTCCCAAAATGTCAAGCATAAAATCAGTTATTTAGCATCGTGTCTACATATAAACTTTTGCCTCTCCGATCGGTTGATTTAGGATGTGTACGACCATCGAAATACCAATAGCTATATCAACCGGGCCGGCGGATTTTCTCCGGACTATGCGCCAAGAGCTGTCGCTCTCTTTAGCTGCACAATTTGAAAAATGAGTT